GTTAAGTGAAAACTTACCATGCATTTGTATTTTGAGACAGGAGAATCCCATTCAGTTGCGATTCCAACTGTGTGGGTCTTACCCTGGTCATATACTAGTGTTAGTAGATGAGAGAGAACCCTTATACATTTGGTGCCGCAAACGTTGAAATATACGTCCCTGCCGCATTATACCACATGTACAAGGTCTTACCTGAGATCTAGCAACATTTTATTTCTGATAGAGGACATGTAAAGTCCTCATGAAACTAAAATACACCCCCCCTTATATGTTTATTTGTATTGTAGGTAGCTTGTAAACTATCATTATAAATAGTTCTACTTAGGTGTTTCCTGAGTAACTCAAAACGTAAAAATTTACATAATGAACCAAAAATAAAAATTTGATTTTAGAGAGGAGATTGTTTGTAACCCCTCTATGCATGTTGAGTTCAGAAAGACTCTGCAATGCAATGTATTACGCAGTCACATTATATGTACCTCTCAGGGATAATGGATTTCCCTCACGTACTATATAATGTGCAGCAGCTAGTGATTCGCTCCTAGTGATGTTCAACTATTACCCCAGATCTTTTGATTATGAAATAGTTGTTAGCATTCTGACGATATACATATGTGATTGTAGACATAGCTCTAGGTAAAAGTCCCGAGAGCCTGTTACTGGTCAGAAAAAGTAAAACCAGGATCCCCAGTTATGGGCTAAATAACCTTAACGACTCAGAATTTAACCCTCAGAATTTTACCGATTTCTTTCGATATTACAATGATGTGCAATAATTCCGTTCCCGAACAAGCTATTTGGCAAGAGCAAGTGAACGACAAGCGTCTTCGTGAGATGCGCCGTTCGAATCCACGTGCCACTAAGAAGCATGTTGACAAGGTCCTTACAAAGTACCTTGGAGAAGATGAGTTTGAAGTCCAAGCTAGAAATGCTTGGCAAGACATGAAGTTTGAAGTACAGTCCTCGGATTCGCGAATCAAGACGTGGATTTTAGGTAGAGTACTTCGACATCTGGATGATCATAAGAAAGAGTATGCAGACAAAACTATCCGAATTTTGGAAACAGTTTTGGTATTGATATATGATCTCTGCAAGGCTCAAAATATGACAGATCGTTCGATTGCCTGTTTGAGCTTCATCCAAAAATACATGTCTGGTCCAATTATCTCTGTAGGAAACATTGTTGGTTCTATGGAGCTTATTGGGCAAATTGCTGAGAAGCTGAAGGAGTACTATGACGCAATGTTTGGTGCTCCAGAAGTTCAAAGTGTTGATGAGAACTTCAAGTTCTTTCACAAACTGCTGGACAATTATGAACAAGTTCGCGAGAGCGCACTTGTGAAAAAGTTGCATCGTTTTGCGATGTATGCCTTGAGTTTATCGCTGTTTACGAAAGTGGGAATCACTTTCAAGAATTGCAATTATGATAAATTTGAAGCAGCAGCAGTGAAGAAAAAGTACACATTGGGTCCATCTTTCGTACACTGTTTGTTTGATACGCTCCTCTTCATTGTGGAGCGCGGATACCAATGTATGATTTCTGGGCGCTTGGATCCTATCTTCCATGATGACAAGTCGTACACGAAGTGGATTCAAGATTGTGAAGAACTTGAGACCCAAGCACGTTATTTGGCTGATCCTGAAGCAGCTCGCGTGATTTTGGCAAAAGATCCTACAGTTAAGATTATTGATCGATTTCAATATCTTGCTAATTTGGATGAGCTAATTGAAAAGGGCGAGGCTATTATGGTATCAGTCGACAAAAAACAAACTTGGGAAGTGAAGGCACTACAATCAGCAATTTGCAGATTGAAGACAGCAAAAGCAAATGAAGTGACAAAACGAGCAGCTCAAATGATGCGTCGTGCTCCATTTGCTCTGCTTGTGTATGGTGGTTCGAGTGTAGGTAAATCTTCATTTACTGATTTGATTTTTTATCAAGTCGGGAAAACATTGGAATTGCCAACCACATCCGAGTATAAGTATACTCGCAATTTCGCTGATCCATTTTGGTCTGGATACCACCCTTCAATGTGGTTCCTTATTTTGGATGATATTGCTTACTTGCACCCCAACAAGACTCCGACTGGCGATCCTTCACTCACTGAAGTCATTCAGATTTTGAATCGTATTCCTTTGATTACGAATCAAGCAGAACTTGCCGATAAGGGTAAATGTCCCTGTCGAGCTAAGTGCGTGGTTGCGACATCAAACTCGCAACATTTGAATGCAAATAGCAATTTCACTACACCATTGGCACTAAAGCGCCGTTTTGGTTACATGGTGGATGTTGCTCCGCGTGAAGAATTTACCAAAGATGATCAATTTATGGATGCTAAGAAGGTTTCGGATTGGAAGGTGTCTCGAGGTGATGCTGATATATTCGATGACCTTTGGTGCATCAAGTTATTCAAACTTGTTCCAACGAAGCGAGCTGCAGATGGTCGTGATTTCCGTGAGGCTCAAGATGGTACGTATGTTCGTATCAATGATAAGGATGAGATGTCAGATGAATTTATTTTCTCTGATATTTATGCATTCTTGGCCTGGTTGTCACGAAAGTGCTTAGAGCATGAGGCGAATGAGGAGATGCTTGATAAAGCTGGAGTGGAAGCACAACGTGCACCCATGTGTCACAAGTGTTTTTACCCTGAAGTTCGTTGCAAGTGCACAAAAGTGCAAGCTGTAGATGATCGAGATGTCGCAAATTTGGAAATGAGGATTGCTGGCTACCATGCTCCTGTGCTAGGTCTTGCTAGTGATCCTGAGCCAATTCCTCTTGAACCATTATTTAATGATGCTCCTTCTCCAGGAGATCTTGGAAAGTGGTTGGAGTATCTGCATACTATGCGTGTCTACCGTGATAGTGCATGGCATGCAGCGCGGCATACCTTCAGCCCCGAACCTGTACCACGTCAATATAACAAGGTAGAGAAAATTTCTCCACCTTGGTATCACTTGATGTGGATGTATCCATTTTATTGGAGTTTCATGAACATTTGGTTGTTTAGGTACTCCTGTATGTATACATTTTTCTGGTTTACGGGCGATCGCTATGGTATGATGAATGTGATGCATAGCGGAATTTGGCGACGGTTTAATAATTGGTTGATTGTTCGACAAGGCAAGAGGCTCTATCGTGCGAAATACTGGCACTCTCCAGAGTGGCAGATGATCCGTATGATGATTATTGGTTCGGCAGCGTCGATCGTGATCACCCAGTTGATTGTGACAGTTATGTGTTGGTTCATCCGTAGTGGTGGAAAGCGCAAGGCAAAGGCTTCAAGGAAGCAGGCAGAAGATGATTCAGATTCGGATGATAATCTTCCTGAGACAAAAATTGTTGTTTCTGAGGATACTGAGGATGTTGTGACGTCTACACATGAAGGTGAGAATGTCACGTATGAACATCATGAATCTGGTGGTGACCTGCAGGATTGTGATGCTGGGCACATTGAAAGATTGAATGCTATGGAAGCAGCCAATCCGGTAAGTGCACATGCACCTGTCGCTTTGCCAACGGAGCGGAAAGATGTGTGGGAAAAGGTGGAGTACCAAACGACGTCTTTTGATGTCTCTCCACAGAGCGTGTCAAATGTTGGTAAGTTTGATGAATTTACCAATGTGGTAGCCAAGAACTGCATCAGCATTGTGAGCTCCGAATATGACGGAAAGTGTATTCGTAGAGCTAAAGCTGTGTGTGTTGGAGGTCATGTGTATCTCACCAATAATCATTCCCTACCGGATAAAGGAACTTTCAAAATTTCTGTTGTTCGTGAAGGTATTAAGGCTGTTGGTGTGGATGGGAATTTGACATTTACTCTTTCTCAAAGTGAGATTCATCGCTTTGTAGATCGAGATATCGCTCTTTTTGAATTGAACATGTTGCCAGCTCGTAAAAGTTTGATCCCGTACTTTGCTCGTCATTCTTTGGCTGGGTCGCACAATTGTATCCTCATTTCTCGTTTGAGTAATGGCGATATTGTGAAGCGTCCCGTTAAGAATGCAAGCAGGATGGATGTAAAACTAGAAAGCATTGTTCCTACCAATTTTTGGTTCGGATTTGTAGATGCTGAGCTAGCAACAAAGTTGGGCGATTGTGGATCAGTTTTAGTGTCTCGCTCCCCTAAGGGCCCCATCATTTTGGGTATCCATGTAGCGGGAAATCGTGATGCAGTGCTATCTACTCCTGTAGATGTGGAATTCCTTGAGGTTGAAGCAAACAAATTTACTCACATTATGGTTCAATCTGGTGAACCTATGTTAGAGTCAAAGAGCAAAGCAGTTCTATTGAACAAGACATTGCACTATAAGAGTCCATTGAATTATATCCATGAAGGAACCGTTGGAGGTATCTATGGATCGTTCTCAGGTTTTAGGAGTGCAAAACGCTCAAATGTTTGCCCAACCCTGTTTGCAGAGAGTGCTCAGGCACGGGGGTATACAACATCGTGTGGCCAACCTGTTTTGAAAGGTTGGGAACCTTGGCGCACTGCTCTTTTGGATATGGTAGATCCAGTTGTTGATTTGGATCATGGTATACTGAAGGAGTGTGCTGATGCATTTGTTGCTGACATTTGTTCAGGAATCGATGAAGATGAATTGAAGAGTACACTTCACGTACTAGATATGGATACAACCATTAATGGTGCGCCGGGAGTGGCATATATCGATAAATTGAACAGAGCTACAAGTGCCGGATGCCCTTGGAAGACAACAAAGAAGAGATTTTTGTATGCTTCTGCTCCTCGTGGAAATTGGATGCAACCTGTTACTGTAGATCTGGAAATTTTGGATCGAGTGGAGGTGATGCGTCAGAAGTACAAGAGCGGACAGCGGTGTATGCCTGTATTTTGTGGTTCGTTGAAGGATGAACCGCTTAAATTGAAGAAGATTATTGCAAAAAAGACCCGTGTATTTACAGGGTCTCCTATGGATTTTACGATTTTGATGCGACAGTATCTTCTTCCAGTAGCGCGTTTGTTCCAAAATAACCGCTTGGTTTGTGAAAGTGCACCTGGTACTAATCCCCACTCGCGAGAGTGGCATGAATTTTATCAATATTTGACAACATTCGGTAAGGATCGGTGTATTGCAGGAGATTATGCGGCGTTTGATAAGCGCATGTGTTCGGTGGTCATCTTGATGAGCTTTTATGTTATTCGCAAATTGATGGAGGCCTCAGGGAATTATTCCCCAGAGGACCTTCTGGTTGTGGCAGGAATTGCTGAAGATATTGCCTTCCCATTAATCGATTTCAATGGGGATTTGATTGAATTCTTGGGATCAAACCCATCGGGTCAGATCCTTACTGTCATCATCAATTGTATCGCGAATTGTTTATATATGCGCTACTGCTTTCATGTTCTTGCAGTGGAAAATGGTATCTCTAGTGGTAACGATGGATTCATCAAGCTCTTTAAAGTGTATGTGAAGTTGATCACGTATGGTGATGATAATGCACTGAATGTGAGTGAAGATGCTCCATGGTTCAATCACACGTCTATTCAGGCGTGTTTGGCCAAAGTTGGTATCACTTATACGATGGCCGATAAAGAGGCAGAGAGTGTGCCTTTCATCGACATTAGTGAGATTTCATTTCTTAAGAGGAAATGGCGGTGGGATGAAGACCTCGCTGCCTTTGTGTGTCCTTTAGAAGAAGAGAGTATTTCTAAATCGTTATGTGTATGGGTAGCTTCGGCATCCATCACACCAGAAGAGCAGGCTGTTGCGACTTTGGTCGCTCAATGTACAGAGTACTTCTGGTATGGTAAGGAAATCTTCCATGAGAAGCGGGCGATGTTTTATGAGATCGCGCAAGAGTGTGGAATTGCTAGGTATATGAGTTCTACAACTCTTCCAACTTGGCAGATGCTGGTGGATCGGTACGAAGGCCGAGGTACCACCAGAATCTATAGTTCCATGATTGAGCGTAATCTCACAGGCCTTGAACTCCAGGTCTGCTAAGCCAAAAGGGGTTTGCATATTTGTATATACTGACATTTTATATCAATCAGTTTTCCTATTATAGGTGTAGCGTGGACAATATGTTAGAATGATCTGCCAGGGCGTTCCCCAAAATCTCTATTTAGAGAAGAGAAGGCTGATCCTCACAATGGAAAACAACTCTGAGTACCTATGGGTATAAGTGCTTTGAGTATAATTTATTTTACCTGCTATTTCTTACATATACAAGGAGGAGGACCTTTCAACCTCCAACTTCTCTCCTCTAATTATTCAGAGTGAAGATGAAGAAATGGGTATGCCGTTGCCCGAGAGTGACGGTGCAAGAACCGAAGAAAAGATGAATGTAACATTTAAAGATGCGAATATAGAAGACCAAGTAATATATGGTCCTCCTATGGACAAGTCTTTCTATGCAACAGAGGACGATGTGTCTGCTATTGCTCGGTTTCTTGAGCGACCAGTTCAGATTTGGAATTATACATGGACAGAGTCGGGATTCAATGAAACAACGTTTGATCCTTGGACTCTTTTCCTATCTGACACCCGCGTTCAGAAGAAGATTGATAACTTCCTTTTTATCAATTGTAAACTCAAGTTGAAATTTGTTGTAAATTGTTCACCATTTTTGTATGGTGCTGTGTATGTGGGGTATCGTCCCTTCTTGCACACTGGTGAAAACTTGCAGAGTACGACTGGTAGGGAGGTTGGATTTTCTCAACGTCCTGGATTTTGGATATTCCCTCAGGATAATGCATCCTATGAGATGGAATTACCATTCTTCTGGTTGCGCGACTGGTTGCAACTGACAAGTTCAGCGGAAGTCTCTAAGATGGGACTTATGCGTCTTAAGCAGTACTCTACGTTAATGAGTGCAAATGGCGCGACTTCCTCTGGCGTTACGATCACCTGCTTTGCGAGTGCAGTTGATCTACATCTGTCAACTCCTACGACTGCACTGTCCTTGCAGTCAAAGGATGAATATGGTGATGGACCAGTGTCAGGCATAGCATCAGCAGTTGCGAGATGTGCTGGTAATTTTGTTAAGACACCTGGTATTGGGAAATTTGCGCGCGCTACTGAAATAGGTGCGGGTGCAACATCAAAGATTGCTAAGCTATTTGGTTTTACCAATGTGCCAGTGATCGATGATGCTTCTCCAATGAAAAATCTACCATATCCCCATATGGCCTCTGTTCTAGGAAGTGAGCCTGTTTCTAAGTTGACCTTGGATCCCAAGCAGGAACTCACGATTGATTCCAGAACAGTAGGGTTGGATGGGGCAGATGAAATGACAATTCCGAGTATTGTCACTCGCAAATCTTACCTGACTAGTTTTACATGGGGCACTGCTACATCTGCCGATACACTATTATATAATATGGCAGTGACTCCAAGTCAAACAATCTCAAATTCATTTACTGGTGGTAAGACTATGAGCTTTACACCTATGTCTCACCTTGCTGAAGTTTTTAATAACTGGAGAGGTGACATTGAGATCTCATTTAAGGTAATTTGTTCCCGATTTCATCGTGGAAGGTTGCGCGTCACTTGGGACCCTATTGGGCCGATCGCAACAACATCTGGTATCACTTCAACAAATGTTGCTTACACCAAAATCGTGGATATTGGTGAAGAAACTGATGTGGTAGTGAGGGTACCGTATATGCAGGCAAAGAAGTATCTGGAGACTTATCCCGCGTCAGATGGCGGGTATAATCTCTTTCAGACTAGTAGTTTTTCGAATTTTACAACTGCAAATTCAACACCCACCAGATATAACGGACAGTTGACGGTTCGTGTTCTGAATACACTCAGCGCTCCTATTGATACATCTTCAGTTGTTGTATTAGTATTTGTGCGCGGATGTGAAAATCTCGAGTTTGCAAATCCTCGAGGAGTAAGTGATGCTTACTCTTATTTTGCTATTCAGAGCAAAGATGAAATCGCACCCACAACGATTAAAGATGATGATGTCAATCTCATCTGTTATGGTGAGTCTGTTAATTCCCTACGGAGTCTTTTGCGAAGGTATACTCTTTATGAGAGTTATCCACTGAATCAAACTGACACTACAAGTGTACAGAGTATTCAGCGCACGCGCTTTAAGAAATTCCCTTATTCTCCAGGGTATAATCAGACTACAGCCCCTTATGCTACTCAAGCAAAGGGCATCGTTGCTGGTGGATCTAACTTTTACTATACCTTCTGTCATATGACGCCTTTGGCGTGGTTTTCAGGAGCGTATTTAGGACGACGAGGATCCATTAGGTACGCTTTCAATGCGTCAGGGGGCTCAATGAACTTTGTGCGAAGCATCAAGGTTTATCGCTCTCTCAGTACTATTGCAAACCTTTCAAGCGTATCAACTGCGAATGCAGGTGCTAGCGCATCTCCTGCTGACTTCATGGGCACCTTATTTGCCATTGATGAAGGATCGGAGTTGGAAGGGGTGATTCAATTTGACCACGATATCCAATCGGGTATTACTGTTGAATTACCGCAATATATTAACAACAGATTCGAGATTTGTGACCCCCTGCTAGGGTGTGTCGGATCTGCTGTGGACTCTAGTGATCGAGAGACTTACAATCTTTCAATCACATCTCAACCATCAAAGGTTGGGAAAGATATTGGATCGATCACTAAGTATGTATCGATGGGAACGGATTTTTCTTTCTTTTTCTATCTGAATGCACCAATGATTAATCTCAATAATCTGGGTCCCGGGTATGTTACACCCGTTTGAACGTAACTGAACAAAGCAAGCCGGCGTGATCGGTTGCTCTCCCATGTGGAGTTTTAAAGCAGTTCATACTGCCAAAGTGAAAAGACACGAGTTTTTGTAGTCGATTACCGCTTTGGCGGTTATCGATGAAATTTTTTAATCGTATCCCCTAATGGGGAGGCTGCACTAGTTGCGACCTTTTACTAACTTTGGCGTGAGCTCTGCATGAG